CCGGGGACTCGAGGCGTCTCGCCTTGGAGTATCTTGAAACCTTGGATTGCCCAAGGGCGCTTACCTGTTGGATTCTATTCAACGGGGGCGAAGAGGAGTTGGTTCAACTCGTGAACCTCACGTGTGACCCGAGTCATCACAATTCGGTAGACTCGTTTTGGCGTTCCTACGCCGCGACGAAGTTCTTCTCGAAGACGGATGATTTGAAAACCGGCATTGACAAAGCCGGGGTTGCGCTTGAGGCAGCCATTCAAGCTGAGCGCAGGTGTTCTGAAACGAACGAAGTTTCGAGATCAGAGCGGCGCGGGTGTGTGAACACCCGCCGCGAGCAGACAATCCTGTCTGTCCGCGAAAAAGTTGCTCGAATTCTCGGACCCGTTCCTGACCTCGCTTCCCTCCCGGGGGGCTGGTCTAAAGGACGTACCACTAGCAGTAGTGGACCCACGCTCTCACCGACCGTGAAGTACGGTTCTCGCTTGGATGTGACAGCCAGTGCTCTTCGCTACGCAGTACGCGAGCTTAGAGACTCACCTGCATGGGGGGCATCGGTTCTTAACGCCGAGGCCCCTGTGACCCTCCTCAAGGAGGCATTCACAGTCGTGCAGGGGAATGTAATGCTGACTGTTCCGAAGAACGCCAAGACTGACCGGACCATATGCTATGAACCGCATATGAACATTTGGCTCCAACTTAAGGTTGGACGCTACATGCGCGAGCGATTGCGCCGGCACGGCATCCACCTGGATGATCAGTCTATCAACCAACGACGGGCTCGCCTTGGCTCTAAGCACGGGCACCTAGCCACTATCGACCTAAAAGCCGCTAGTGACACCGTCGCGACTTCGGTCGTCGAACAGCTACTACCCGTTGATTGGGTGTGTCTGCTCGATGATCTTCGGTCGAAGTACACATTTTGGCCTGACAAGGTGTGTAGGAAAAACGAGAAATTCTCGTCGATGGGTAACGGCTTCACTTTCGAGTTGGAGTCGCTCCTCTTCTACGCCATCTGCTCTTCCGAGAGCGATAATGTCAGTGTGTACGGTGACGATATAGTCGTTGCTAGTAAGCGGTTCGCTGCTTGCCTGCAATCCCTCGCCGACTTCGGCTTTGAGGCTAACACCTCGAAGTCGTTTGCATGGTCCTCGTTCAGAGAATCATGCGGTGACGACTCGTATCGGGGC